TGTGCATTTTGATTTGTTTCAATAACTTTAATTTCCCTCATATGTAATTACCTCGTAGGTGACGATATCTTTTGTTTTTTCATCGTAATATTTTCCTTTTAAGAATGGTTTATACTCATTAAGTATATCAATTCTTTCATGTAAGTCATCGATGATTGAAAATGTATCATCAATAACATATCTTAAATGATTTTTACCATCGACAAGAATCATGCCAAAGAAACTTTTAATAATACGTTTATCTTCATAGTTTGATTCAATGAAGTTAGTTAACGCATATAGACGTCTTCTTGTGAGAAGTTCTCTATTGATTTGATTTCTAAGGTTTACAATGTCTAATTCACATTGTTCTAGTTTGCCCTCAATTTCTTTATAGATAGTATCGTATTCTTCATCTGACATGCCAGAGAGTATTTTGCTTCTGACATGTTTTTTTAGTTCGTTTGCTAAATCGATACTCTTCTCTTTCAGTTTTTTGAGCGGGACATGAGAATTAATCTGTTCGAGTGATTGTTCCATAAAGGCTAATAATGATTTTTGCATATCTTCAGTTTTAGTAAGCTCTTTAATAAGATGAAGTGTAGCTCTTTCTACTAGAGGTTCATGAATAGAAGGATTATCACAATTATGTGGATTGTTTCTATCAGTGTGACATTTAAGCATACTCTTTTTGAATGTGGTTCCTGAGTTGTGCATTTTGGAACGGTACATGCGTTTACATCTACTGCAGTAGACTAATCCTTTAATGGGCTTTCTCGCTAGATGCTTATAGCGTTCTAAGTTGTCATTTGTTAAAATAATATCTCTTGCATGAATCATCGTTTGTACGATATCGTAAGTTTCTCTATCAATGATTGGATTATGATTATCTTTAATATAATATTTTGTTGCATGACCATCATTTACTATGGTTCTATGTGTAAGGTAGTCAACTGTTACAGTCTTTTGAAGCATAAGGTCGCCTGCATATTTTTCATTTTTCAGTATTTCCTTAACGGTATCTGGATACCAAGCAACAGCACCTCGTCCATTTGTAAATCCTTTTTCTATGAGATGTTTAGAAAGCATTGATACACCCATGCCGTTTAAATACTGATTAAAAATATATTTAACAGTTTTAGCTTGTTCTTCATTAATAACTAATTGACCTTCTTCATCTTTATCGTATCCTAAGAAGTTGGTTGTATTCATCAGCAATTGTCCTTGGGAAAATCGTTTACGAAATCCCCATTTGGTGTTTTCACTTATGTTTCTAGATTCTTCCTGGGCGATAGAAGACATGATGGTTAAAATGAAGTCTATCTTTGGATCAGCGCTACTGATATTTTCTTTTTCAAAGTAAATTTCTACATTGATTTCTCTCATTTCTTTGATGACTGTTAACATGTCAACAGTATTCCTAGCGAAACGTGAAATGGATTTGGTGATGATCATATCAATCTCACCATTTCGTGCTGAGTCTAGCATTTTTTGCATCCCAATCCGTTTTTTCATGTTCGTTCCTGTGATGCCTTCGTCAGAAAACATGCCAGCAAATTCCCATTCAGGATTGCTTTTGATACGCTCTGTAAATTCTTTGATTTGCACTTGGTAACTGTTTAATTGATCAGTTTCATCAGTCGATACCCGAGCATATGCCGCAACTTTTCTTTTGACATTAATTGTATTTGTTTTTTCATCCTTATACTGGATTTTTGGTTCAATGATTTCTACATATGTGTTCATTGGTGAAAACCTCCTTTTGGTACTATGTATATTACCTCTAAGTAGCAGTTTATCAAGTCAATAGTCTTATCTAATGGGACTAATCTTGATAAACATAAAAAAAACGAGATATGTCCTCTCAATAAGAGAGAACATGTCCCGTTTTCGATTTTCACCAGAGATAGTATAGCACAGTTTATTGAAGAATGAAAAGAGATTTTGGATCCATTATTTCAAATTCATCAATATTTTCATCAAAAACATATTTATAGACAACNCCATCAATCATATTTTTAAAGCTTCTATAATTCATANGGCGGACAATTTTACCATCATAATACAGTACTGTCTTATTTTTTAGATCTTTAACAAGTCTTGCTCTGGTGAATATTTGTTTTGTTTCTGTATTATTTGAATTTAAATCGGGTTGGATTTGACTTTCATAGCCCTGATCTGGATGGCTTTTTTTATCAACAGAAATCAAATAAATTCTTTCCATATAATTGACATCAATCATCTCCTTGCCCTTCATTTGAACAAGTAAACGTGTTCCTGCAGGAAGTTTTAGTGTTTCATCATCAGCCATAAGCAAATAATATAGATAAGAGTATTTATCGGTGTGAATGTTTCTATCATAGCTGTAAGCAACTTTAACAACTGGCCTTTCGATGTTTGAGATATGGTTAACGTAAGAGTAGTTAAGTATATCTATATTTGAGAACATATTAAATGTTTTTTCTTCATCAAATAAGTCATTTAGTGTACAGCAATATAATTTTGATAAAGCCATTAGGTATGAAACTGGCGCATCACGATCACCATTTTCATAATTCCTAATTGACGAAACACTAAATTGACATTCTAGCAATGTAGCTAAATGGTTTTGTGTGTATCCAGCTCTTTCTCGCATTAATCTTCCTATTTTTAAATATTTCTTTTTCATGTTTTTCCCTCCGTAAAATAGCAAACATAAAAATATTATACATTAAAATATATTGTTTTCTATGATCTTTTATCAAGAAAATTTTAAGTAATCATCACGTTCGTGTTGAAAAACCGCCTATATCATAAAAAACCATAAATTAGTTCGATTTCATCTTGCTCTCATTTGAATATGTCATTGTGATGAAACGTATATGTTTAGTTATGAAAATTACTAAATTATAGCATTATACTCGAGGGGATACAAAGTTGTCATATGTGCTATGATTTGACAATTTATTTTTTTTCAAAAAAAACTAAATCGGTATTGGTAGAATGGTTTATGCACAGAGAAATCTCGAGCGATGTGATTGGAGAAATCCAGTCAAACTTATAAAATACATAAATATTTCACCAAGACGATTTTCACCAAAATTACGTCCCGTGTGTGAAATGTTACATACTGTGTTCAAAGTTGTGTTTGATGGTGTTTATATATCATCAACAATAAGTTTGATATGGCGTACAAAAATTCCCAATCTTTCTATTCGAGTTGATGAAAATCAACTTTTTGTGTTCATTAGGACTATCAAAATTGGCCGATTTTGAAACTAAAAATCTATAAAGTAAAGGAAAGTGAAGTAAAAGATAAATGGATAAAGAAAAGATAAAAGGTGTTCACTTCGTTTCCACCCTTTTAAATTACTTAAATAAATCTGAAACGAAAAACCAAAGAGCAATGATTATATGCTTGGATAATATTGAATTAAATAGATTCACTCATGAATTATTTGAAAAGGATATATTACATGATTAAAGAGCATCCTTTAGAACCTTTAATTGAACTGTTCTGTGAAAATCTAGATATTAAGAAGAATAGTGTGATCAGCTATAAAGCCTTATTGCTCCGTTATGTCAGATATTTAAAAAGACATAATATCACATATGCTAAACGTTCAGACATTATTAATTATAGAGAACTAATGTGGGAAGAAGGATTAAAAGCAAATACTATTCAAAAACAAATCGTTGTGATACGAAACTTTTATCAATGGTTAAAAGTGAATCAAAGACAACTTGAATTTGAAGAAATCTATCAATTCAATATTGCAGAACAAATCAAAGGTGCAAAGATTGATCGCAATTATAAAAAAGAGCCATTAAACAAAGAACAAGCTATCAAACTAGTTGAAGTAGCCAAACAAAATAGAACAGATATTACTGGATATCGTAATTATGCAATCATTCTTTTGATGATTATTACAGGTATTAGATCTATAGAAGTTGTAAGAGCAATGAAAGCAGATATATCAAAACTGTTTGAGTATTCAATTTTGTATGTACATGGTAAAGGAAAAGATGGTGCAGATACTTTCGTGAAATTATCGCAAGAGGCAACTGATGCATTAAATGATTATTTAAACCGTAGAAAAGATAATTCTAGGTATTTATTTGTTACTCATGGAGAAACATCTAGCTGCCAGCAGTTATCATCTAATACTTTAAGAAGAGCAATCACTGTTTTAATGAAAAAAGCAGGTATATATAATGCAAAACACACACCGCATTCGTTAAGACATACAACTGCATATTTAAACTTGCAAGCTGGGGGAACTTTAGAATCTACCCAACAATTACTTAGACACAAAAATATCGAAACGACATTAATATATGCGCACAATATAAATCGTATTAACGATGATTCAGAGTTTCGTATTAATAATTATCTTTTTGATGAAGAGGAGGAGGAAAGCAAATGATAAAAGAAGATATTACACATTATACGGTAAATGAAGTTGCTGCTCATTTACGTGTAACTCAAAGAACGATTTACACCTATATTAGAATAGGAAAATTAAGAGGAATAAAAATTGCTAATAAATGGCGATTCTCAAAAAAACATATTGATGATTTCTTAATACAACTATCAGAAGTGGAGTACCCACGTTATGTCAAAAAGTAGTTTAGGATTAGATTTTTTTAACTTAGATGTCAACATCTTCAATGACGCTAAAATTATTAAGTTAATTCATCGTTATGGACCGCTTGGATTTATGTCTTATTATTTGATACTCACTAACGTATTTATGAATGGATATTATCTTGAGGTATCAACAAATGATTTAGCTTATATATTGCTTAATGGGATTGGCGGTAAATACATCAATGGAAAAAATAAACTACAAGAAATCATTCTTTATTTAGCTTATATAGATCTAATTGATAAAGATTTGTTACATCAGAATGTTGTAACTTCAAAAGGGATTCAAAAAAGATTTCTAGTTGCAACAAGAAGTCGTAAAAACCAAGATTTGTCTAAGTACTGGTTATTAGATGACAAGGAAAACACAAATGATATTGTTGAAGAAGTTATAAAGGATCAAAAGAAAAAAACTAAAAAACAAAGAATTCAAGAAAAAAGAATAAAAGATATCAATGAACATGCACCAAAAAAGCATTACTTAACCAGTTGTTTAATCGAATATCGTTATATTAACGAATATTCTTTAGATATCTATAAATATAATGAACTCTTTGAAGATTTATTACATCGTTATGATGGTGATACATTATACCAGGCAGTTAGATATCTGTGTAATTATGCATCTAGATCTAATACGAAGATTGATGACCGCTATAAGTTTTTTGAAACATCAATTACTAAAAATTTAGAGCGATTAACCAGTGAACATAATAATATGTCCATAGAAGACTTATTTAAATCATTGATTCATTCATAAAATGCGGTGTCACTAATAGATGTGAACATCAGCGATAACAAAGATATTTCATAATAATAACCATACAAAAGCATATGCCATTGTGCATTAATATGAATAAGCATTTTCTTGAGAAAACATTATTTTAAAGGAATGTATAAAACCTAACTATAAAAAGTGATTAAGGACTGATATCCATAAAATCATAGATCCATACCGGTAAACAATTACAGTTTTTAATTGCTTATGAGAAAAACGACTAAAAAATACAATTAAAAGCAATCGAGGAGAAAAACGATGCAAGTAAAAGAATATCTAAGTAGATACCACAATACAAAAGAAAAGATTAAGCTTCTAGAAAAAGAAATAGAAGAGTTTATTAGATTAGCTAATTCAATACCTGGGATAAGTTTTGATCAGTTACGTGTTGATGGAACAAAAAGTTTAAAAGCACCATTTGAAAAGTGGATACAAAAAACCTTAGAAAATGAACAAAAGATTACGTTAATGAGAAGAAGGTTACCAGTCATAAAAGGTGAGATCATTGGTGTTATTAATAAGATTGATGACTCAAAGTGTAAAAGATTACTTATATACAGATACATTGATTGGCTGAGTTGGGATACCATCGCAAAAAATCTAGTATATTCACCTTCAACAGTGAGACGTTGGCATGAAAAAGCTTTGTCACAAATATCTTTTTCAGAAAAAGACAAGGTTGAACAACTATGACAAATTGTGAAACTGTCAAGGGTGTGATAGGATTAAACTGAGAAAAGTTTATATCGATATGGAATACTGGCTATAAGACCAGCCTAGAAGCAAAAAGAATTCATTTAAATATGGGTTCTTTTTTTGTTTTTGCAGAGATACTTGTAGTATTCCAACTGTGAATCGTATGTTTAATAATTAACAGTTGGAGTGATTTTATGAAAGGAAAAATGCTAGATACCTATGAGCGCTGGAAAGAGTCTGGACATTTAGAAACAAAACTAAAAGCAATATCTGAGATGATCTCGAAAAGAGCGACTCAAAAACAGATTGCTCAATATTTAGGTGTTACAGAAAAAACATTAATCAAATTAAGAAAGGTACATCCTAAACTAGACAAGGCTTTTCAATATGGTGATGAAGAATTAAAACAAACGTTACTTGATTCAATGTATCAAAGAGCTGTTGGTTTTGATTATGAAGAAACACAAACCATCATAGAAGAAACCAAAACAGGCACTAAAAAAAGAATTACCAAATATAAAAAAAAATCCTTACCTGAGATAGCAGCCATTAAGTATTTGCTGATTATTAAGTTTGGACTTGAATATAATGACAAAAAAGAAGAAATAGAACTGATGAATAAACGATTAGAAAAAGGTGAGGAGCTTTGGTCGAATGAATATAGTCATGAAGAAAGTAACCCAATTAAACGAATACGAAAATAATCCACGCAATAATGAAGCAGCTATAGAAGCAGTGGCCAACAGTATCAAATCATTTGGTTTTAAGGTGCCTATTGTGATTACATCCGATCATGTTATCATTGCTGGGCACACAAGGCTTAAAGCGGCAATTTCGCTTGATTTAGAAGAGGTACCATGTATAATTGCTGATGACTTATCAGATGATCAAATCAAAGCTTTTAGATTAGCTGACAATAAAACAGCAGAACTTGCGACTTGGGATTTTAGTAAGCTTGAAGATGAGTTAGTTGATATTGACATGGATATGCTTCAGTTTGGGTTTGAAGAACTAGAAGAAAGTTTGCCTGATAATGCATCGGATGATGATTTTAATATCGATGAAGAAATCCCAGAGACACCTTTTTCACAAACTGGTGACATCTATGAACTTGGTGGACACAGAGTCATATGTGGTGATTCAACTAGCGAAGCAGATGTTGCTAAACTAGTTGATGGAAAACAAGTGGATATGATTTTTACGGATCCACCTTATAATGTGGATTACGAAGGAACTGCAGGAAAAATTAAAAACGATAAGATGGAAGATAATAACTTCTATCTTTTTTTATACGATGCTTTCAATAACATGTTTCAAAACGTTAAACCAGGTGGTGCTATATATGTCTGTCATGCAGATACTGAAGGACTCAACTTTAGAAACGCATTCAAGAACGCTGGGTTCAAATTAGCGGAATGTTTAATCTGGGTTAAGAATGCATTAGTGCTTGGAAGACAAGATTACCACTGGAGACATGAACCCATTCTTTATGGATGGAAAGAAGGCGCAGCTCATTACTTTGTGGATGATCGTTCTCAAGATACCATCTGGGAATATAACAAACCTAGAAAGAATGAAGAACATCCAACGATGAAACCTTTAGAGTTAGTAGGAAAAGCAATCTCAAATTCATCAAGACGACATGAAACAGTCCTTGATCTATTTGGCGGTTCAGGTTCAACCTTAATCGCAGCCGATCAACTTGATCGTAAATCCTGCTTAATGGAACTTGATGAGAGATTTGTTGATGTTATAGTTAAAAGATATATTAAACATAAAGAAACAAATGAAGATTGTTATTTGATAAGAAATGGTAAAAGGTCTAAACTAAGCTCTTTTGATGTATTTGAAATATAATCACTATAGTGAGAAAAATGGCTTGCTATTTAGTCCCTTTAGAGTGATATATAGTGTAAGCAAAAAATACAAAGGAGACTAAAATTATGCAAAAAGAAATGAAGCTCAAAGACTTTATTGAAAGATTTAAACAAGGTGATTTTGACTCAAGGGATGTTCACACTCAAATTGAAGCTGGCTGGTACGATTGGTTTTGTAAAGATGAAAGCCTAGCGAACAAAACAAAACGTATGGGTAACATTGTCAAACAACTAAAAGACGGTGGGAAAGTTAATCTAGAAACTATGTATGTATGGTTTAAAAATAACTGCCCACTAGCAGGTCCTTTATATGATGATTTCAGAATCGCAGATATTGAAACAGGCGACACCTTATTTACCATAACGATTAATTGCTTTCGAGAAGAAAAAAGATATACAGTGTATGGTAGGAAAAATGATTTTATAGATCCACTCTTTGAAACAGATAAATCAAGAGAACTTGTTAACTGGCTCAATGAAGGGTGGGCTTAAAATGTATAAAGAGTTTAATGCACATCCTAAAGGATTAAAAACATCAGATTGTGTCGTACGAGCAATTGCAACAGCTACCAACTCTGACTACATGGAAACAAGAAGAGAGCTAAACAGAAAAAAGCGTGAACTTGGGTATACGAGTTATAAGGACACAAAGTTCTTATATGATTATTTCAAACGGTATCCAAGACTTATCTTCAAACCAGTAAAAGGTGAACCTAGAATTAAAGGTAGTGATTTTACTGAACTACATCCAAAGGGAACTTACATCCTTAAAATGGCTGGACACATTACAGCTTGTATTGATGGAGTCATACTTGATACATGGGATTGTAGTTACCGTTCAGTTTATACAGCATGGGAGATAAAAAAATGAAAGTAAACTTTATTAGAAAAGCAGAACATGAAGAACTCATTCCACAAGATGAGTTTGTCATTGAAAAAGAAATAGTTTTAGATGCATCAGTCTTTGAAGAATTTATTAATAATCCGCTTGGATATTATGATTTCATTAAAGACAATACTAACTTAATGTATTGTGATACCGATGGCGTTTACCACTGTATTTATGTAACATCAAATGAACATGACTTTGGGATACTCGTTGAAAGTGAAGGCTATCATTACGCGAGGTATACAGCCTATTTACCAAAAACAAACCTTGGGAGCTAAAAGCTCCTTTTTTTCTACTTAAAACGAAGGAGATTATATTATGCAAAGAATAACAAGTGAATCAGTATTTCAAGGACATCCTGATAAGGTATGTGACCAGATTAGTGATGCCATATTAGATGCATTATTAGAACAAGATAAAGAATCAAGAGTAGCAGTGGAAATTGCCATTAAAGATAATCTAGTATTTATCTTTGGCGAGGTTACAACAACTGCATCGTTAAACTATAAAGCTATAGCGAAAACAGTATTAAAAGATATTGGCTATGATGAAGACTTTGTAGTCATAGAACAAATCAGTAAACAATCACCTGATATTGCATTAGGTGTTAATAAAACAGAACTTAAAGAACAAGGTGCAGGCGACCAAGGTATTATGTTTGGTTATGCATGCAATGAAACACAAGAGTTTATGCCATTACCAATTATGCTCGCTCATGAAATATCTAAAGAGATTGATAGAGAAAGAAAAGAGCAATATCCTCATATCTTTGGTCCTGATGGTAAATGCCAAGTGAGTGTTGATTACAGAGATGGAAAACCAGTGAACATTCCAATCATTGTTGTATCTGCTCAAACAAAACCAGGTGTTTATCGAGAAGTTTATGAAGAAATCATCAGACAATCAATTCTTAGAGCTGTTGGTAGACATGATTTACTAAATGGTACACAAATCTTAATTAATCCAACAGGTGAGTTTATCCTTGGTGGACCTAAAGCAGACTCTGGATTAACTGGTAGAAAAATCATTGTAGATACTTATGGAGGTTACTCTAGACATGGTGGTGGTGCCTTCTCAGGAAAGGACGTAAGCAAAGTAGACCGCAGTGCGGCTTATTATGCAAGATACGTAGCAAAAGCCGTTGTAGGGGCAGGTTTGGCGACACACTGCGAAGTCTGTTTAAGTTATGCAATTGGTGTTGCAGAGCCGACAAGTATTCTAATTAATACCTTCGATACTGGTGTTACATCAGATCAAGAAATCTCACAGTTAGTCAATGAGGTATTTGATTTTAGACCTGGTGAAATGAAAAAAGAACTTAAGCTAGATAATGTTAAGTTCAAACAAGTAGCAACCTATGGTCATTTTGGCAGAGAAGATTTAGATGTTCCATGGGAAGATGTAGATCATAAAATAGAAGAACTACTAGAATTATATGAAGAAGCCTAAGATATTACACAATTTCTATAAATCGACTGTATGGCAAGTCGCTAGACAAATTAAGTATCAAGAAAAAAATGGCAAGTGTGAACGATGTGGTAGGGTTGGTGAAGAGGTTCATCATAAGATTAGATTAAATGTTGATAATGTAAAGGATGCAACAGTTAGCATTAATCAAGAAAACTTAGAACTTCTTTGTAAAGACTGTCACAACAAAGAACATAAGAGATTTACAAAAGAAAAAGAATTTGATAGTGATGGGAACTTAATTCCAAGATAACCTCGTATTTGTATTATAACTTTGGTATAATTATTAAAAATGGGGTGGTTTAGATGAAGACAGATAAAAAAGTAATTTACATTTGGATTTTTCGAGTAATTGCTATTTTGTCCTTTGTGACAATTTTTATTTTAGCATTTGGTAGCAATAACAACTTATTCATAAAGATCTCTGCAACAGTTGGAACTATATCTTTATTTTTAAAAATTAAAATTAATGTTTCATTTATAGGAACTCAAAATAATGAACTCATCGTAAAACAAAATGTAGTGCTAACCTTAACAGAAGAGATTAAACAGCTAAATGAAATGAACGTCAATTTAGTTAAAAAGCAACAAATTATGAGTGCTGAGTTAGTTAATGTGCACCATGTGGAGAATCAGATTATAAATTCAACTGAAAAAACAGACGATGATAATTTAATGGACGAGATACGACAAGTTATGGATCCAGTTGAGATGGATCTTACAATAAATGGCGGACTTGATGCATATTTTCAAGTGTCATTCTATGAAGAACTCAATTCACTTGAACAAAGGATTAACACATCAAGATACAGTTTTGAAAATTCTAAATTAAACAATATTTTCTCTGATATGAAGACATTAATAATTGATTTTGCTGAAATATACCATCGCAATATATGTTTTAACGATAACAATTTATATATGGGTTTTTTTAAGTATAGAGAAATGCAACAAGAGAAGTGGAAATCAGATCGTTATTTTACCGACAAAGATATGACAAAAGCTTCTGAAGATTTGAACCAAGCACACGAAATACTTACCTCACTAATAAAAAAATATAAAGACCTAAATGAAGAATACAGAAAAAGAAATGCCCCCCCATCTGAGGAAAGCAATTAGTCTAGGGTACCGCGTAGGGGGACGTTTAATTTACGCGAGGTGAATTTTTTGAAAATCAGATTTTATAACAGTTTAATTTAATGGGTTTCTTTGATATAATTGAAACATATGTATGTTATTTGGGAGGAAATTATGAAAAAAGAAGAGTTAATAAAAAACATTATAAAACTTTTATCAATATTACAGTCTGAAATAAGTCTTTCAAATAGCATAAGTTATTTTGATATAAACATAACATCTGAGACATTTTATGCTGATTTACTTAACCTCATTTTCGATTATAGATTAGTTAATCTAAATATTGTAGAAAAAAATATAACATCCATTGATCTTGGAGACAAGGTTAGTAGAATAGCTTATCAAGTAACTTCCGATAACTCAAGCACCAAAATTATCGAAACAGTTAAAAAGTTTAAAGAAAATAAAATGTATCAAGAATATGATAATTTGTATATCTTTCTTTTAAGAGATAAAAAAAAGTATACAACTAAAAAAATTGATACAGAGGATTTGTTTGAATTTGAGTTAAGCAATATTTTAGATAATTCGGATTTAATCAATAAAGTTCGATCTTTTCCCCTAACTAAAATTGAGCTTGTCAATAAATTTCTAAAAGAAAACATTTTATATGAAACTGAGAAAGTCGAGATTTCAAAATCATTTGAAGTTGAAACAATAATCGAGCTAATAAATTATATTTCAACATCGACGATTGATAAATATTATGATTCAGTCATTATTGATCCTGAGTTTAAAATAGAAAAAAGATTTAAGAAATATGCTGACATCATAAAAAATCAGTATTCAAACCTAGGAAAAAACTATGGGTCTTTGATAAAAGAAATTAAAACTATGCTAATAAATGATGCTGGGAAAAATGAAGTGATTAAAGCATATCTACAAGATATAAGTATCCTTCATCTAGAAAAAAATAATGATAATCCAATTGAAGCTCTTAACTCTTTAGTTGAATTTTTTGAAAATGAGATATCTAAATCAGGAATAAAATACGATCGTTCAGCAATTAAGTATTTTCTAATACATGAGACGATTAGCTGTTCGGTTTTTCCCAATATAGGTATAAACGTTGGTGATTACAATGATGATTGATAGAAGCACAGCCCTTTTAGAACCTAGTTTTGCAGGTTATCTAATTTTAAAAACTTTTGATAAAAATAAAACCGAAAAACTTAGTGTTTATGAATTAATGGATAAAATAAGACGTCATGGTATTACAACGAGCCGACAATTAATTATCGGTTTAGTATTTTTATTTTCAGTGGATCTAATTATGATTGATGAGGTGTATGTATGTCTAAAGAAATGAATAGACTTAAATTAGTAAATCTATATTCATCAAATAATATTTTTGATTCTATTACTTTTTATGATGGCATCAATCTCATATTAGGAGAAAAGTCCGAAGATGATCAGAATAAAAGAAGTGGTAAGAAGACAAATGGTGTTGGTAAATCAATGGCAATCCAATTTATTGATTTTTGCCTTTTTAGTGATTATGATAAGTCTAGAATTAGTTTAATACCTGAGGACATTTTACCTAAAGATGAAGAGATAATGCTTGATATTATTATTGGAGAAAAGCCACTAACTATTTCAAGATCCAGAGGTCATGAAAAGAAACCTAAAATATTAATGGATGAGGCAGAGATTCTGTTTGATAATTTAGACTTAGCAAAGAAATACTTAGAAGACTTAATATTCAAGAATATTTCTGCTTCAAATGCACCATCATTCAGAAACCTCTTATCTTTGCTAAATAGAGATGAAAGATCTGAATTTAAGGATATTTTAATGTGTCATGATTCTAAAAAAAGAATACCCGATGATTTAACCTCACACTTGTTTTTACTTGGGATTTCAATAGAAAAATATAAAGCACTAGATGGGCTGAATAAAGAAATTAAGAATTTAAAAAAAGTGATTAGTAAAAATAAAAAAGATCTTACTAATGATGGTGAAATTAAGATTTCGACTATAAAGGCTGAATTGAATGACTTAGAGGGTGAAATTAGGTTAATAGATAATGCACTTGATAGTTTCAAGACTACAGATGCATTTGACTCACTACATGATGAAATTATCAAATTAGAAAGTGATCTAGAATCTTATAGAAAAGATATTATTATTTTGAAATCACAATTAAAGAAAATTAACAATATGCCTAAAGCTGAAAAAGTTTCGAGCAAAGAAGTTGAATTGGTATATAATAAGTTTAAAAAAGAACTGGGCACACAAATAAAAAAGAATCTTGAGGAAGTTATAATTTTTAGTGATAAAGTTCAAGATTTTCAACGCTCAATTTTAAGCAAAAAAGCACAAGAAATATCTTCTCAGATAAATCATTTAAACACTATTATCAAGCGATTAGATGATGAATATTCAGACAAAATAAAAATATTAGATACTCAAGGCATATTTAAAAATCTGAAAAGTGGCTTAAAAATTTATGAAGAAAAAAAATCCAAATTACAAAAAACAATGGTTTTATATGATGAGTACGAAAAGAATAACAGACTTTCAAAAGAGTTAGATTTATTAAAAGCAAAGACCATATTGGAATTAGACGATGAGTTAAATGATAATAGTAATATAATTGATGGTTTTCTTGACACTATTACTGATATACATGAGTTCATTATGGGAAACAAAGAATGTTCTTTTGACTTAACAACTCCTGAGAATAAAAAATCAACTACTCCTTTAAATGTTACGATGAGAATTCGAGATGATGGAAGTCGAAGTGTTAATAGAACTAAAGTTTTTATATATGATGTTGCTCTATTGATTGATGATAATACAAGTAACAGACATCCAGGATTACTAATTCATGATAACATTTTTGATGTTGATCAGGATACTTTAGTTCAGAGTTTAAACTTTCTATATAACTACGAGCAAATTAATTCTAGTTTTCAGTATATCCTTACTCTGAATAGAGATAAAATTGAAAACGAAGAGCGATTACAGGAAATTGATTTTAGCGTTGAAGATAAAAAAATAGCATCGTTTACTAAAAACAGTAAATTTTTAAAAACAAGCTATAAGGAGTTATAAGCTATGTTAATAGACATTGAATATAAGCGGCTAATGTCGCTTTTTTCTTTGGTTGATGAAACCAAGAAAGAACTAGTAGATAACTTAATCTATCAAGCTGCATTTATGAAAGTAGAACTGACTAAACTACAAGATCAAATGATTAAATATGGTGCCATCCAAATATCAAGTAAAGGTGCTCAAAGACAAACTGAAGCAGCGAAGTATTATACAAAACTTGTTAACTCATATGGAACAGTTATCAAGACTTTAAACTCAATTCTAGGAACTCAAGTAAATGGTGGGGATGATGCCTTTGATGAATTTCTTAAAAGAGCAAGTGAATGAACTATCTAGTTGAATATTATAATGAAATACAAAATGGTAATATTCTAGTTGGAGAGGAACTTAAAAATCAAATAGATAAGTTAATTACTGATTTAGATAATCCTAGATACATATTTGATGAGAAACCAGGTAACTTAAGAATTGATTTCATTCAAACTTTCTGTAAACATACTAAATCACCCTTTAATGGACAACCCTTTATACTAGAACTTTGGGAGAAAGCAATCATTCAAACTGCTTATGGTTTTAAAATCGCTGATACAGGGCTAAGACGATTTAATGAAGTTATATTATTGATTGCACGAAAGAACGGTAAAACGACATTTATTGCTGGATTAGACCTTGCTGAGTTCTTTTTATCTAGGGGTGGAGTTGATATAGTATGTGCTTCGAATACGACTGAACAAGCAAATATCCTGTTTGAAGAAATAAATAATATGAGAGAACAATCGCCTTCTTTATCTAAAGATACTAGAAGTAAGAAGAATATATTCTTTATCTACTCACCTAAAACGAAGAACAAGATTAAGAAGTTATCTGCTCAATCAAGAAATAAAGATGGTTATAACATTGAAGTTGGTTGTATTGATGAAGTTCATGAAATGACTGATTCTAAAGTTTATGACGCTATCAAACAATCTCAATCTACAAAGAAAGAACCACTAATATTTATCATAACTACTGAAGGAACAACCGTTGGTGGTTTTTTAGATAGTAAACTAGATTATGCTAGAAAGATGATTAAAGGTGAAATAGAAGATGAGAGAGTTTTACCTTGGTTATATACACAAGACTCAGCTAAAGAGATTTATGATGATCCAAAAACATGGCAAAAGTCTAACCCAAGTTTAGGAGTTGTTAAAACTTCATCATACCTAGAAGATGTTATGAATAAATCAAAGCATGATTTATCAACAAGGGTTACCATGCTTTGTAAGGACTTTAACATTAAACAAGCAGATTCTGGTTCATGGTTATCTTATGATGATCTAAACAATGAAGAACGATACAACCTAGATGATTTAAGAGATAGTTATGCTATTGGTGGAGTAGACTTATCATCAACCACAGACCTAACAGCTGCAGTCTTAATCATCCAGAAAAAAGAAAGTAACAAGAAATTTGTGATTCCACATTTCTTTATGCCAAGTGAAGTTTTAGATAAAAGAATAACTGAAGATAATGTTCCCTACGATATTTGGATTAAAAAAGGCTTTGTAACATTAACCGAAGGTAATCAAAATGATTTCAGTCTAGTAACTAGATGGTTTATGAAGATGATTCAAACCTATGGCATTAGACCTCTATGGGTTGGTTATGATCCTTGGAACTCACAGTATTGGATTAAAGAGATGGAAGACCTAGGGTTTAACATGGAAAAAGTTAGACAAGGAATTTATTCATTATCAGAACCCATGAAACAAATGGAAGCTGACCTTAAAAACAATCTATTAGTTTATGATAATAATCCAATTCTAAAATGGTGTTTATCCAATACACAAGCTAAAGTTGACTTAAATGGAAACATTCAACCTTCTAAACTTAACTCAAAGTATAAGAGAATTGATGGAACGGTCGCTTTGATTATTGCATATGCAGTTTTGAATAGATATAAAATAGATTTTGAAAACATGGTGAAATAGACTCATCGGAGGTGTTCATGCCAATATTTAAACGCAAAAACAAAACTGGTTCAATCGATGCCTTGCAAATCATCAACAACACTAACACATTCTATACACCTTTTGGAACGAATATTTCAAAAAGTGATGTTGTTAAGATTTGTATTGATAGAGTGGCCAGTCAGTGTGCAAAACTAAAACCAAGATATATCAAAATAGAAAACGATAAGACAGTATCCGAGAAAAGCGGAAAACTGTCTTTTCTTTTAAAACATAAACCCAATGAAATTATGACACCTTATGATTTTATCTATAAGGTTGTTACTACATTACTACTTAATGATAATGCCTTTATTTATCCTAGATTTGATAAATATACAGGGCATCTTATAGGTCTTTATCCGCTTAAACCTATTACAGTTGAAATGGTAATAGATCAGAGTGATCAATATTATATAAAATTCTTATTTGAAAATGGTGATTCATTTACATTACCCTATGACAATATCATTCACTTAAGAAAACATTATGGCCAAAACGACATCTTTGGTGGTAATGGATCAAGTGGTGATCATGAAGCAATCCTCAAAACCATCTCAATCAATGACAGTTTATTACAAGGTATTGATAATGCGATTAAATCATCGATGCAGATTAAAGGGATTGTGAAGATGAATGGGATGCTCTCAGAAGCGGATAAGAAAAAACAAAGAGAACTCTTTGATAGCGCACTTTCTGATTCAGTTAACAATAAAGGCAGTTCTATTATTCCAATTGATTTAAAGAGTGAATATATCCCTTTAGATGTTGATCCCAAACTGATAGATAAAGATACGTTAGAATTCTTACAGTCAAAAATCCTAGATTACTTTGGGGTATCAGTCCCTATATTTACAAGTAAGTATACAGAAGATGAATATAACTCATTTTACGAGTCAACCATAGAGCCTTTAGCTATTCAACTTAGCGAGGCTTTTTCTATAGGGTTATTAACCAATAATCAATTAGAACGTGGTGAAGAGATCGTGTTCTTTAGTGAAAGACTACAATATGCTTCATGGAATACGAAAGTCACTGCGATTGAAAAGCTCATGAGTCTAGGCATTATGTCACTTAATGAATCAAGAGCATTACTCGGATTAGAACCCATCGAAGGTGGACACAAACGCCTTCAATCATTAAACTTTGTTGATGCGGATAAAGCAAACTTATATCAAGTAGGAAAGAAAGAGGAAGAAGATCATGAAAGTAACGATTAATGGAAAAATATCAAATGATGCTTTAAAAAGTATTTTAGAAACACAAAAGGAAAAGACAAAAACCATCTCTGATTTTTGTAAGAAAGAAAAGCTAGAAACTTTCTCATATAAAGACTCTGAGCTAGAGTTTGACTATGAACAAGATGTGAAACCTAAACAAACTAAAAAAGTAGAGGTAAGAACCAATGATAAAAGAAACTAGACTCGCAGAAGTCAGTCTTCATGAAGATGAAGGCAAGATGATTTTAGAAGGCTATGCTTTAGTCTTTAATCAAGAAACCTTAATCGGTGATGAGACTTATGGATTCATTGAAGAAATATCACCTAGTGCTTTAGGAGAAACTAAAATGAAGGATGTTCCTATGAAATATAATCATATGGACTCCTTTTTAATTATTGCGAGAACTAAGAATAAATCACTTGAACTCACCGTTGATCATATTGGTCTTAAAGTAAGAGCAGAACTCTTAGATACAAGTCATAACCAGGATATTTATAAAATGGTCAGAAGTGGACTGTTAGATAAAATGAGTTTTGCTTTTACGGTTGATGAACAAGTATGGAACCGTGAAGGTGACATTCCTAAAAGAACCATTACCAAGATAGAAAGATTGTATGATGTGTCGGTTGTGGATACACCGGCTTATGATGCAACCTCAATATATGCTCGTTCTTTAGAGTCCATGGAATTGGAACTAAAGACTATGGAGTTAGAAGAGCAAAAAGAAAAATCAGAGCTAATCAAAAAACGTATCAAAATTAAATCAAAAATCTAAGGAGAGATTAAATCATGAATTTAGAATTAAGAAGAAAAGAAATCGAATCAAGGTTAAAAGAAATTAGAAGTCTAGTAGATACAGAAGCTGATCTAGAAAAACTAGAAGCTCTTGATACAGAAACAACAACCCTTCAAGAAGAAAGAGCATCGATTGATAAAAAGATGTCGATTGCTTCTAAAACAGAGTTTAAACCGATTCAAGTCGATAACCGTCAAATGGTTGATAAAGAAAAACTAGAAACAAGAGGACAAAGCCTAAAAGAAAGTAGAGTCATTCAAGTATCAAGTTCTGAGATCTTACTTCCTGATCACACGTCAACTAATCTAGCACCAGTTCCATTTGCTCAAGTGTCAAGCCTAGTTGATCGTGTGAATGTGATTAACTTAAATGGTGGAGAGACTTACAAGAAGTCATTTGTGAAATCAAACGGAATCGCAGGAACAACTGCAGAGGGTGCGTCTTATTCTGAAACAGAACCGGCATTTGGGTACTTAACCATTTCTAAAGTAAAAATTACTGCTTATACAGAGATTACTGAAGAGTTAGAAAAACTACCTTCTATTCCTTATCAAGCAGAAGTTTTACGTAATATTAATATTTCACTTAAGAAGAAAATTAGTGAACAAATCTTACGTGGTGCAGGAACCACAAATACATTCACTGGTATTTTCAGTGAAGCAGCTATTGCGCTTGCAGATAAGCCAGCACTTGATGTTGAAGCAATTACGGATTCAACACTTGATGACATTGTCTTTGCCTATGGTGGCGATGAAGAAGTCGAAGGTGGAGCAGTTCTTATCTTGAATAAAAATGACTTACGTGCATTTGCAGGACTCAAAACACAAGAAGGTCGTAAAGTTCACTCGATTGACTATGTCAATAAAACGATTGATGGTATTCCTTATATCATTAACTCACACTGTAAAGCAATCTCAGATAGTAATACTGCAGCTGGTGAATATGGTATTGCTTATGGAGCGCTTAAGAACTATGAAGTACCAGTGTTCTCACCAGTAGAGATTGGTAAATCCACAGATTATAAATTTAAAGACGGTATTATCAGTTATAAAGCTTCAGTCTTTACTGGTGGTAATGTTGTCGGTTATAACGGCTTCTTACGTATTAAGAAGAAAGCTGCACCTGCAGGCTAATTTTAGTTAAGAAAGGATTGATCCTGTGATGATTTTAGATATTGTAAAAAAGGCTTTACTCATCCCCCAAGTAGAGACTTATGCTGATGATGAGTTAAACACGCACATCAATAGCTGTAAACATTACATGATGAGTTGTGGGGTTGATCCTTCTTATATAAATGATGAATCAAATCCAATGGTTAGTACAGTCATTATTATTTATGTGAAGACATTTTATGGCTTTAAAAACGATGGAAGCGCAAAAGAACTACCCAAGTCATTTGA